AATAGACAATAGTTTCACAAAACTATTAAAGGGAAGATTTTAACGAGTCTTCCCTTTTTTTGTGGACGAGGGACCAAGGACTACGGCCCAAGGACGAAGGACAAGGGACTTTCTAACCTGAACCTCACTTTAGAAGTTAGATGCAAGTTATTGATTCTGTTGATAAAAAATTTTTTCTAACTTTGGTAAGGTTAGATCGTAAGTTATTGATTTTATTAGCAATGTTTCTATTCCTATATAACAAAACCTAACCTAACCTGAAATATTTCAAAAAGATTTTTCAAATACGTCAAAAATACAGAATTTTTATTTTCTGGGTTAGAAGTGATGAAAATATAGCCCTTATAAGGGTTTCCGTCTAACCTGACAGAAGTTAGCTCAGGTTAGAAAGTGCCAAGAATGTTGAAAGAATGCGGGTTTAGAGCTAACCTGACAGAAGTTATGTATTATCTGTCCCATATATAATAAAACTTGTTACTTTTTATTACCTTGGTATATACTTCGCGAATGCCAAAAGGAACATCAGGAAACATATCAGGTAAGAACGATAAGCATCTAACGCCTAAGCAAATGCTTTTTGCTAAGGAATACGTGTACAACGATGGATCCAAAACACAAACAGAGTGCGCGCTTGCTGCTGGCTATGCTGATACATCTGCAGCCGTCAGGGCTTCGGAACTTTTGAATCCACAGAAGTACCCGCTTGTGGTTCGGTATATACAAGGTCTCCAGGCAGAGCTGGACAAGAAGTATGAGGTAACGTTTAGTCGTCACGTCAGAGAGTTAGCCAAGATTAGAGATCAGGCCATAGACAAAGGTAATCTTACTGCGGCAGTATCGGCAGAAGTACAACGAGGTAGAGCAGCTGGTTTGTATGTAGAACGTAAAGAAGTTAGAACAGGTACGTTGGATTCTTTAAGTGAAGTAGAGATAAGGGAACGAATAGAGAAACTACTCGGAGACTATAAGCCTTTGCTTGAGGCAGAAGATGCCGTTATTGTTGAGTAGCTTGCTTGTTTCTTTGCTTGTAGGCCTTTAACTTTCTTACCCATTTCACAGGTCTTTTCTTCCCGTCAGCCATGTAGCTATCGGGATTAGCTTCTTGCCATTCTTTGTATGCGTTTTTTAAGTCCATCAGTCGTAACTCCCTAACATATCTACAAAGTCCCTAAGGGTTTCTTCCTCAGGTTCTATGTCTTTATCATCATAATCTTCCCAAGAGATTGTATCAATAGCTTGCTTGTGTGTTTGTACTAACGTATCGGCTACGTCCTGCAGCTTGTTTACCAGACGTGGGTGAGTATCTGCTGGGCAATCAATACACAGTTTGTACTGTCCGTTCTTGTTCTTGCTGTCTATCTTTAAAAATACAGCTAGGTCTCCTAACTGTCCACGCCTGAATATTTGTACCACAGCTTTAGCTTGTGGTTTATCTAAGTATGCTATGCGTCTTTTCATAATTGTTTTATCCTCTTTTGGTTCTCCTTCGGTGGGTTTAAGTCTAGGTAAAGCTCGCTTGTTAGTTCTTTCCTTTGTTCGGGCGTTACCTGGCTGGTGATCCGTATGTCACGTTTTTTTATGTTACCTGTTTTCCAATAAATACTTTCGGGTGGATCCATTTTTAAAGTCCACTCTATTGTTCCGTGTTTATCAGAATCAAAGTGCATGGTGGGGTGGCAATTAAATTTGCCCTTGTAGAGTTCAGTCATTGAATTGCATGAAAGGCGTTGCTCGTTTCTTTGCGATCTCTAAATCGTCCGTACCTAATCGTATAGTTGGACGGCTAGAGTCTGAGCAAACCAATACATACTCCCCGCTTAATTTGTCTAAAATGTACTCTTTCGTCATTTTAAATCCTCTGTAAGTTTGTTAATGATTTCACTAATTACTAATTTATGCAATTTTTTGTTGTTAAGAATCGCATGTTGTTCTGTGTGTAGATAAACTAAAGGTAGTCCCTGCGAATTTAAAACAACGTTGTATCTCACCCATTGTTCACAACAGTCTACATACTGCGTTCCTATCCCTGTAATTTCTCGTAGATTCATTGGTTCCTCGTCTCCTTAATTAATCTGTTTAAATACCACTCTGCTTTGAGTAAGTCCTCAAGGCCGTTCTTCTCCTTGTATCGGGTAACATACTTGATAATGTTACCCTCCAAGAATCCTAGCTCGTGAGACTGTATGTAGTCCGTGGTCTCTATACCTTTCTTGTAGTAAGAAGGATTTATTTTATCTTCATCCATGGTATTTATTTTCTACAGTTAAACAATAGACGTGTTCACCATTATCAGTATTCTCACATATCTCCTCTGTTCCTTGTGGTTCTTCTCGATATACTTCTACATCATCAACTAATCCGTTCCACATTCTTATTACTACGTAAACTTCTTGCATGTCTCCTCCTATATCCAACATTTATAACCAGGGCAATCGTCTAGCGTTTCGCCACAATGCTCGCAATATTCTTCTTCGTTCATACTGCGTTCTCCTTGTTGTATTCAGTACAAGGTATCAAGTCCAATCCATAATGCTCGTAGTTATTTTCGTGAGGAAGCCAACTCTCTTCTCCCATTTCAACTATGTGGTCTAGTGACCAAGCACCTATTACATCATCTAAGACTTCATACTGTTCTTTTGTAAGCGGTTTCCAATCATAAATAGAAACAATCCTCATGCCTCCCCACCAATCATTATTACTGTCTTGTTCAATAAAATGGAACTGCCAACCAAGAAAATTTTCTTCCCAAAAGTTTTTATTGTTTCTCAAATCTTCACTAGTCATTGTGGTTTCAACAGGGACACAATCATAATATTCATGTTCTCCGTCACGACAAGAATCTTTTATTAAAAAGTAGTTCATTCGTCCTCCTCCCCGTTTTCTTCTAAAAATATTTCTCTGACTGCTGAGCCTATTGCATCATTAAACAGCCCTACAATGAGGTGGTATTTTTGAGGTGAATCCTCTGATCTTTTGAGGTGCATATAAGCCAGCCAATATATCGAGTCGAATATTAATTGTGGCTCGCTATCTGTGTCGGTAGCTTCGTGTTGTTCTTGAAGCATCCTCAACAGATTTTTCTTAACAATTTCGTCTGAAGTCATGCCTTTGATGGGTACAACCTTTTTTTGTTTTTTGTTTTTTCTTTTAACTTTTACGTCCATTACTCCCCCTTTGCTGGTGTTATAAAACCTTGATTTATTAGACTCTGTGCAATTCTTCCAAACCGCCCTTGAAGTTTATAGGCCAGCCCCGTGTCAACTAAATATTGCCAAGCCTGTAAAACTTGTTCTTCGCTTTCTGCTGGTTCAAAGCCCTCTGCTATACCTACTGCTAAATAATCATCCATTACGCCACCTCTGCTGGTTTAAGTATTGATAAAGGTGCAGTATAGGTAACTCCGTCAATATCGATTTCTGCTTTAGTCCTGTTGATTTTTAGGATCGTAGCTTCTTCCACTCCTTGACGGCTATCGCAAAGAACTTTGTCTCCCACTTTGAGAGTTTGTAGAGCCTCGAAAGTCGCTCTGTTTTTTAGTTCTTTTTGTTTGTGTTTTATCGCATCGATAGCTGAGTCTAGATCGTCTTTAGTATCAATTTGATTTATTAGGTTTAATAATGTTTCCATTGTTTTCTCCATTAGTTAATAAAAAGGCTTGAGTTGTTAACAGGTCTCATTTAACTAATCCCGTGAATTTTATTAGCACCTCAAGAACTATCCTATACTAAATATCCCATAAATACAACTAAAATCGTTTACTTTGTTTATAATGTTTTTACTGTGGCTCAACCTGAAAAATTATTTTGGCAACAAGTAAGAAAAAACCTGACTGCGTTCAGTTGGATAAGGCTTGAGTCTAGGGTTAATCACGGCATACCTGACGTTTTAGGCACTACTGAAGAGGGTATCTACTTTACTGTTGAACTTAAAGTAAGCAAAAGTAATAAAGTGCATATGTCTTCGCATCAAATTGCGTATCATGAAACACGTAAAAAGTCCTGTGCATTTATCTTGGTCAAGTCCCTCTTGAAGGATAGTCCTAGAAAATATGACATTTATCTGTATGCACCTGAGCAAGCACGTCAACTTGCAGTCCTTGGTCTGTCGTTGACTCCTCTTTATCGGTCGTCCTCCGCCCATTGGCCTTTGGTTCAAGAACAATTAGCTTTGATCGTTCGACAAAGAACCAAAGGCCAATGGGCGGAGTAGCTTGCTTGCTTGTTTGTTCTGCCCACCCGCCCGCCCAGCCCTGGGATCCAGGCATCTGGCTGGGATTCCAAAGCAAGCCTTTGAAAGGTATGTGGTAAGCACCTTTCAAAGGCTTGCTTGCTTGTTTGTTCTGACTGATAAGCGTCTGGCCTGGGATCCCGCTGGCCTGGGAAGATATCATCGTAGTCGAATGCCCTTAGAATAAAGGGTTTAAGAGGTGTGCCCTGCTTGCTTGCGTGTTAGCCCTGCTGACCTGGAGCCCTGCCAGCCAGGTAAAAAGCCAAGCATAAAAAAAGAGAGGACATTTCTGCCCTCCCTTTCCACTTTAGGAGAAGTGTTCAGCAAATCTTGAAACCTCCTGAATGTTTTGCAAAGATACCAAACTCCTTGACGTTCTCCTCGTCAAACGGGTATTGCTTTTCCATGTCGTCAACCAAGCCTGTGCCGTTACAAACGTGGCACGTTGGTTTCCCAGCCGAGTAGTGAGCTCCTTTGCCCGTGCCTTCGCAACAGTGGCAAGTGACCTGAGGTAGTTCGTCAAGTTTCTTTTGACGTTCTTCCTTGTATTTAGTAACTGCTTTGACCTTAAGCAAGAACTCAATTCGCTCTGCTATAGCCAAAGCCGTTTCTTTATCTATTCGGTGACCTGAGTTCTCGTGCCCTAGTTTCCAATCGTCTTCCGTTAAGAAGTCGCCACAAGAGACACAAACAAAGTCCCAAAGAGGTCGCCAATGCCAAACGTTATTTCTAAAATAACCTCCTGGATTTTCTTTCTCCCATTTGTAGTACGCATCAAAGTAAGCGTCTTTTTCTTCGTCACTCGGATTAGCACTCCAATCAATGTGAGGTTTAGCCATTTCGGCTTTTGGATCAAGTCCATATACATCCATTCCCATAATATTTTCTCCTTTAGTTAAACAAAGGTATATTCTATACCACCTGTCCCATACAAGCAAGCACAACGACTAACCAATTTTAAAGGCCAATAACTAAATTGGTTAGTCGTTGTGCTTGCTTGCTTGTTTGTTCTGACTGATTGCCCACGGCTGCCAGCCTGGACGGATCGGTGTGGGCAAATAAAAAAAGGGCGATCGTTGATCGCCCTTTTTTCTCCCCAACTTAATGAGTGTGCTCGAACCATAAGTCCTCCACTACTGGAATGATTAATTCCTCCCCATATCTAGCAACATTGCTTTTCATAACCCTATCGAATAGTTCTGCCATACATTCGCAGTATGGTATGTGACATTCGACCTCTTGCTCAATGGCAATTAAAACATCAGTTATGCTCATGATAATAACTCCTGTGGTTGCATAACAATCGCGCCATGTTCTGCCTCGTGGTCTTCAAGTAGAGGTGTGTCCTCTTGTATCTGACCATTGGCAACCACAACAACGCCGTTAATGACAAGGCTAGTGCAGTTCGGCTCAATGGCCTTTGCTACTTCGAACCCATTATTATTAAACATACTTATTTTTAATTTCATTGTTTTCTCCTAAAGTTATTAAATAAGTATCTTTATACTATAGGATATATCCCATATAGTCAACCCTTTGCGCGTGTGTGTTCGCCTCGGCTCGCTCCGCTCGCCTTCGCTCGTTGGGGGGGATAGGGTATAGAATGAATCTAATAGCATATTAATGAATACAGGCGAAGCCCATAATATCTATTAGAATGAATCTATACCCTATCCCCCCCAACGAGCGAAGCGAGTGGGTTGTATATAGAAGA